GACTTCTTTGTGTATGTGTAGGAGATGTGGTCTCCTTCCTGCAGAATTACTTCCTTCATTCCATGCTCCTTCCCAGCTTTACCGCTTCCTGTGTCTTCCTGGCGATGCACTCCGCCATCTCCCTGCGCTCGCCGTGCTCCGAGTCAGCTACTCCGAACTGCCTGGCCACCGTCTGCTCGTAGTGCTTCTGTTCGTCCGATTTTACCTTGATCAGCATCACATGCCTCCCTGTACATAGCAGTCAATCACAACAGACGACGCACCGCCCGTATATTCCAGCTTGAATGCGTTCGTCAACCTGTCGGAGATCCGGATGTCTCCGACTCCTCCGCCCGTGGAGTCGATCACCTCTGTGAGGACCGTGTAGTTCTTATAGGTTCTCTGCGTTCCAAGCGTCACCGTCTTCTTTGAGTTGTTGAAGGGATACTTCTGTGCGTTTGTGAGCGTCACACGGATCACTTCTCCCTGCAGTGCATCGGCCTTGTCCTGCAGGTACTTGATATGCAGGGCGTTCCACTTGGCCGCCTGGAGTGCTTCCCATGCTCCCTTGTCCATCTCGTTGAGGTTGTCTTCTTCCTGCGGCACGCCTGCCTGGATCTCTTCTCCGGGATCCGGCGTGAGCTGCACGACTCCTCCTCCAAGGTCCTTCAAGTAGAACCAATCGGGATGCTCTACGACTTCATTTTTCCAGTTAATGAGTCCTTTCATGTCTTCCTCCTTTCCTGCTTATTCCTCTGCCTGCGTCACGTGGATCGTGAGCCTGTACAGGAAGCCCTGGACCGTTTTGGTCTTCGTCAGCTTGAGATCCGTGCTCTCTGCCCAGACTTTTCCGTCCTGGCCATATAACCGGATTCCGGTGATGGTTGACGGCGTGTCCTTTCCGAGATTCACGTAGATGCCTACGCGGTCCCCGGAAAGCTGTCTGATGTCGGAGATCTGTGTTTTAGTCCATGTCCCTCCTGACAGGTACATGGCGTAGGCAAGATCCCGGGCGATGAAGCTCTTGATCCTGTCGATGCCGTTCTTGATAGTGATCATGCGTGCCTCCTTTTATTTTTTCGGGACAGTATCTGCCCCGGGTTTTGTCGTTTTGTACCACGGCTGTACCGACGTCTTTGACGCCGTCACTGCTGCATTCTCTGCGGATCCGGCTGTCGCTGTGTAAGGTACGGTTCCGGCTTTCACGTTCTCGGAAGTGCTCACCGCCTTCACGCCTGCTGCCGTCTCCGACTTCTGCAGGCTCGCGGCCACCCTGTCGGCTTTTCCAATCTGTGCCTCGTATGGATTGGTCCCCGCATACATGCTCTCCGATGCGTTCCTCGGCACTACCGATCCGGCCGTTCCGTTCTTCCCTAATGCGGCGCCTACGGCATCGTTCTTCCCGATCTGCGCCGTGTAAGGACGGGTTCCTGCTTTCAAATCTTTTGACGGTTCGAGTCCCGTCTTTGCTGCCGTCGTCTGCTTCCGCTGCAACTGCAGTGCCACGCGGTCGACGCCTGCAAGCTGCGCCACATACGGCATCGTCCCGCAATATGGCACTACATAGGAGTAGGCCTTTGCGTCTTCCTTTATGAGCTTCAGGTTGTCCTTCTCCTCGAAGGTCAGCCCGTTGTTATGTGATCTCGCATTCTTTGCATTTTTAAGGATCTGCGCCAGCTGATCGATCTCTTCCGTCTCCGGACTCAGCGAAGCAGGGAGGACCACATCGAAGGTATACGGATCTCCTCCGTTGTTAAACCACTCTTCGAGTTCTCCCTCTCCGAAGATCGTCTGTATCAGCTCCTTTACCGTTCCCGGCGTCCCAGCGTGCATTCTCCACTTCAGCGCGTTTTTTACGAGTTTCCGCTTTGTCCCGATGTCGAGCGTCTCCTTGTAGTACTGTGTACGCATGGCGATTGCCATGGCGTCCAGTATGCTATCCGGGAGCTCGTCAATCGCGCTGTATGTCCGGATCCACAGTGACCTTTCCAGCATGATGCTGACTCCGAATCTGACTGCCTCTGATATGGCGATCCAGTCCGGGTCCTCGCTGTCAGGCGGAGAGAGCATAGACAAAAGATCCTTGCTATCAGTCATCCTCAATGCCTCCATACACTACCGTCTTTGATTTCAAAACCGGGAGCTGCGTCTTTCCTATCGCCGTGTATGCCGGAGACGTGATCGATACTCTCTTCGCGCCAGCATCGACAATCATCCTCGTCAGCTCGTCCGGATTGACATCGCGCCCGATCTTTACCGACTGCCATGTGATGTATTTCGCAATTGCCGTATCTACCGCCGAGCGGATCGCTGTGGCCTTCTTCGAGTCGCTGTCGTTGATCCAGTATTTGAGGTCAATTGAGTATTCAACCTTATCCGGAGCGCTCACCACCACCTTGTCTGTCAGCGGCCTGACGTCTTCATCTGCCAGGTACTCCTCGAGGCCTTTGAGCAGCTCTTCTTCCGGGAGCGATCCGTCCTCCATGGCGACGTAAACGTCCACCTCTCCCGGCGTCAGGCTCGTGACTACGACGTCTCCGATGTCAGCGTTATAGGATTTCGCCCAGTAAACGTAGGCGTCGTCCGGTCCTGCCACGGAGTACTTCGACGGCGCCAGGAAGATCCTCTCCGCCAGGTCTTCGTCTCCTTCCGTGTCAGCTCCTCCCGCAGACGTCGTAATATTGGATACGCTTGTCACGTACCCGATCAGATCGACCAGCGTGTCTATTGCTCCCGGAGCGAATCCGTTGCCTGTCTCGCCTGTGACCGTGCAGGTGCATGACACATCCCCGTAGAGGGATCCGGCCGGGATCTCCAGATACTCCGATGTCGTGAAGTAGGTCCCTGATCCCGATGCTGTGACTCTCGTTCCCTCCGGGATGTATATGGCATCTGCCTGCGCCGCAGACAGTGTGAATCGCACCGTTGTCTTCGCGGCCGTTGCCGGGTTTCTGGATACGCCGATCAGGGCTCCGAGCTGCTCCAGCGCAGATCCCCAGCTCTGCCCGAGCATGTTCTGCTTTCCGGCTTTCTGTATGTGTTCCAGGCCCCAGAAAATGTATGTCGCACAAGCATTGAGAATTAGTGCCTGATCGTCCGAGTCCTCGAGCGTGACTTCCTTCCCCGTGATCTCTGACTTTTTCTTGATGTATACGGCCTTCATCTGGCTTTCCAGAGTGTCCAGCGTGATCCCTTCTATGAAGTCCACCTGTGGGATGTCTTTGATTGATGCCATCAGCTCTCTCTCCTCTCCAGTATGACCGTCGCTTTATTGTTCCCCGATTCCGGATCCGAGCTTTCCCACTGGATGTCCTGGATATCTACATCTGGCACGTACCGGTCTATCTTGTCATAGAGGTCTGCAGCAAAGTCCGTTTTCATTTCTTCGGGAGGTTCGTCAAGATAATCCTTTTTGAGTCCGAAGCCCCGTGATCCCGGGAGCTCCAGCTCTGTGTGCCGGATAAGGTTTCTCACCCTCCTGATGGCGATCTGATCCTCCGTGTTCTCTTTCGCATTCAATCCCTGCAAGACAATTGTCAGTGCCATCTCTTCCTCCTTCAGCTGTACTGCTTAAATGTCAGTTCCAGCTCTGCCTCCGCAATCTGGCCGCTTTTCCAGGACTTCCCGTGTTTTCTTCTGATCGTCTTCAGGTACATCCGCTTATTGCATACGCGCCGGCCTCCGATGATCAGGTATGCCAGTGCTCCGTGCTCCTGCGCTCTCTCGAGCCTTTTGATCACCTTGTTCGGGTTCTCCCCGAAAAAGGCTGACGGCCGGATCGTCATTGTTACTTCGTCATTTGCCATGCCGCAGAACTCCGATCTCGGCGGTCTCCCGATTCGATCCTGTTCCTGCCAGTTGGCTTCTGATACCTTCTCCGTGTCCAGCGGCTGAAGGAGCTTTGCGCCAGAGGCCTCGAACCGAAGAGCGGTTCCCCATCTCCCTAGCTGTGCCATTCTGCCTCCTGTCCCTGCGCGTTCGTCAGCTTTCCGGATACCTTTACGGTTCCTGTGCATTCGACATCTCCGGAGATCCTGATGTCTCCTTCGATCACGATCTTCTTCGCATTGATCCGGAGCGTCTCCGTCTCATCGTCGAATGTCTCGAAGTTCTTGTCCTTGTCCTGGCCGAACTTACAACTCCACTGCCCCGGGATCGGGCTGTTGAACTCGTTTGTGATCTGTCCCAGCACGATTGCTACGTTCGATCCGTTTGACATTGCGTTTACGGCCACCAGCGCCCCAATTTCCGGGCGTTTCCACACTCCCCCAGGGAAAAGTACCGGCATCTCTTCTGTCGTCTCTCCTCCCCGGTCTGTGTACACGACAGAGACCATACCGGTCTCTTCGTTTACCGTTCCGATTTTTCCCACTCTCACCGGTTCTGCCATGATCGCCATCTCCTTAGAAAGTTCCTTCGTCCACCCAGCCGTACACGTTCGACGTGCTGTCTGTGTGGATCAGGTGCCACGGGTGCTGCCCGTTCTCGTTGTGCGACGTGATCTTCGCAGGACCTGCCTTTGCCCTGTATCCCTTCGATCCCTTGTACGATGTGACGTAATGCGTGCCGCCCTTGAACTGCACGATGTCTCCGACCTTGTGACTTGCTGATTCCGGCTTCGAGCTGTCCTCGACGTCGTCCAGGATCTTGTACATTTCCAGGGACTGTGTTGTGCCGCTGCTCGGATCAATCGCCGTTGTCATCTTTCGCACGAAGTATTTGCCGTCGATCTCTCCCATACCCTTGACCTTCACCGTTGACGTCGCGAAGATCTTGCTGTTCACGTGGATGTCTCCTGTCAGCGTCGTCACTCCTCGATTGGCTTCTTTCAGCTTCGCGATTGCCTTCTTCCTGGCGTCCGCTTCCGAATCGCACGATTCATTTACGTACAGGCACCTGACGGTGTCCTGCGCAGGCGTGACCATGCTGTAGCTCTTTGCCGTGTCCTTCTTCGTTGACGAGGTCTTCGATTTCTTGGAGCTCTTCTTCGTCTTTGTTTTCGTGACCTTGGCATCTGCGCAGGCATCATCGCCCACCCGTACCTTTATGTCCTCGTTCGTCTTCGCGTTCGTATAGCTGATCTCGCACGCTGCGTACTTCCCGTCGAGTTCCGAGTCATATGACCAGTTGTCCCCGACGAACGAGCTCCTCGTGAGCGTCGCCACCGGCTTCTTTGCTTCATACCTTGCCGGATCAAAAATCACGATCTTGTTGTTGAAGATCTTCAGCCACAGGGAGTACTTATCGCACAGGTCCTTCAGGAAAGAGCTGTCCGCTTCCTTGTCCTGCTCGATTGACGCTACCGGTACGTCATCCGCTTCGTAGACGAGCTTCATCTGGTACTTGTCCGCGATCTTCTGTGCAATCTCCCGGATCTGTGTATTCTTCCACGCAAATGAAACCTTCGTTTTCGTGAATCCCGTCGCGGCCGGCTGTGAAATCGCCCCGATTGTGAGTGATATCGGATTACCCCTGTACTTGACGGAGTCGAGCGTGAAGGTCCCGAAGTTCATGGCCTGCTTGCTCTTTCCTCCGAAATAGCGGAAAAGGATGCCAGCCTCAAGACTGTCTCCCTTTACCGGTGCCCACTCTTTCAGCCACTTCATTCCGACGTTGTGCATCTCGATGGTCACGGTGTCGGAGTCTCCTTCAGCCGGATCCTCGTACTTAACGGACTTCAGGTATGCTCCGATGTACCCGGAGATGTTCTTACCGTTCATCTTTATGCGCGCGCTGGCACGCCTTCCGTAGGGCATCAGTCATCCTCCTCTCCGCTGTCTCCCGCATCCACGGCAAGGTCCTCGGAAGAGAAGAGACTGTCCTCCCCGTCCTCCGTTTCCACACTCCTCCAATACGGCTGATCCTCGTCGTTCGATATTTCTATTCCGATCTCCGGGACATTCAGCGTCACATTTGCCTCGAATATCAGCGTGTCCAAGAGATCGTAGTTCGCCTCGATAAGCTGCTTCATGTAGTTCTCGCTGCCGTAGAGCTTGTAGGCGATATAGTCCCACGTATCTCCCTGGACCGTTGTATAAGTCTTCATCGCATCAGAGCCTCCTTCGCCTGTCTTCCGCCTGCATCTGCTGATACATGCGCCTGAAGTCTTCCATGCCCTGACGGTTTGCGGCCGTAATATCTGACCGCGATGCGTTCCCCTGGATGATGATCTGCGGCGAGTATGTGACAGATCCCTGCGGTCCCTGCCTCATCCTGTCTGCCATGTTCCCCATCTGCTTCCACAGCTCCGACAGAGGCGTGACCGCTTCCGGCTCCTTTTCTCCTGCGACCATAGGCCGCGCTCCGTTCATGCCGATCATTGTCGGCTGATCCAGAATGCCTCCGTTTGCGAAGTATTGTGTGGTGAACTTCGGGATGGTTGTCTTTGCTCCTCCGGTTCCCGTCGTCTGATAGGTCACGGTGATATGCGGCAGCTTCGGCGCCGGGATCGTGATCCGCATGTTTGAAAATGCAGATCTGATCGTCTGTGCCGACTGCTGTGCAGATGTGGCCATGGACCGGAAAAGCGACGCGGTTGTCTGTGTCGCCGTCCTGATCGGGTTTGTGATCTGCATCCCCACCTGTTTTGCAGCGTCCCATACTCCGGGCGCCGCGCTCTTGAACGCGTCCGTGATCTGCTCTACTGCCTGCTGCGCCTCTGCCTTCAGAGATCCGAGTGCTGTCTGTACGATATCCATCCCTGCCGTCATGCCCCGGATCGCAGATCCCGCCGTCTGTGCATCAGCCGCAATTGACGCCATTGATGCCATTACGGCAAGGAGCTGTGCCTCCAGGAGGACCATTGCAGCCGCACTTGCTGCAGTCGTAACGTCCAGGGCAAGGAGCGCTGCGTCCATGATGCCTACCGTCGCTGCTCCTTCTGCCATCGGAATCATCATTGCAGTGATTCCGGCCGCGGCCACAGCTGCCACCGTTGCCATAACCGTCATGCCGGCTGCCGCCGCTGTAAGCACCACAGCCACTGCAGATCCCGCTGCGGATAAAGCTGTCACCGACGCTGCGAGAAGCGCGACGCCTGCGACCGCGAGGCCTGCCGATACCGATCCGGCCGCCATTGCAAGTGCCATGGCTGTGAAGCCTGCCGCCGCAAGTGCTGCCGCTGCTCCTGCCGCTGCCGCCGATACTGCGAGGACTGTCAGAGGCGCCGCAAGTGCTGCTGCTCCGGCCGCTATTACTTCCATCTTTGCCGCTGTTCCAGCTGCTCCTGCCGCCATTGATATCAGCGCTGCTCCGGCCGCCGTTGCTCCGGCAGGGATTACGGTGACTGATGCCGCCGTAAGTGCCATTGCCGCCGCAAGCGGTGCAGCTCCTGCGGCCGCAACTACGGTCGCCGCCGCAAGCACTGTCATTGATGCGGCACCCACTGTGATCCCGGCCGCCGATGCAACTGACGCCGCCGCGAAGGCTGTCAGCGTAGCTGCGAGCAGGGCGATTGGTACTTCTGCCGCCGCTGATTTTGCCTCCAGCAGTGTCATTGATACGCCTATCCCTGTCAGCGCCGCAGCTCCTTCCGCCGCCGCTGCGTCCATGAGCCCCATCGTGCCTGCAAGCAGAGCCGTCGCTCCGGCTGACGCCGCGATCCCGGCCGCTGCTGCAATACCGGCCGCTGCCATGGCCGCCACTCCGGCCGCCGCTGCTATTGCTGATGCAGTGAGAGCTGTCAGGGATACCGCAAGCGCTGCGGCTCCTGCCGCCCCGGCCGTTTCCGATGCAATTGCGGACACTGATGCCGATGCAATCCCGGTCAGTGCTGCCGATGCTACTGATCCGGATCCTGCGATCACCGCCACTGATGCCGCTGTCGCCGCCATGGCCACCGCGAGCACAGCTGCTCCTGCAGCCGCCACCGTGATCCCGCCTGCGAGGGCGAGCATTGACGCTCCTCCCGCCGCGAGTCCTACAGCCGCTCCGGCCGCTGATGCTCCGAGTGCGAGTACGGCCGCTCCAAGCGTCGCCATGGCCGCAGATCCCGATGATCCGTATGCGACCAGGACCGGAAGTGCCGCCGCCATGCCTCGGAGCGCTACGGACGCAACTACTGCCGCCGCAGATATTACTGTGAAGCCCGCTCCCACTACGACGAGAGATGCCCCTACTGCCGCAAGCCCTGCGGCTCCTGCGATCAGCAGCGGAGACAGGGCTCCTGCCGCCGCTCCAAGTGCTACCGTACCGACCGCCATTGCCTCCATGGCTATTGCCGCCGGAGCGCCTGCAGACGCAAGCTGTGTCGCCGCCTGGACCATGATCCAGCACCCTGCTGCAGTTATTGCGACTGCTCCTCCGAACGCAAGCAGTCCTGCAGCTCCTGCCGCAAGTGCCGGTGCTACTGCCGCAGCTCCTGCCGCAAGCGCCGCTATTGCCGCCACCATGCCTACCATGGCCAATGCCGCTCCCGGTCCTGCGGATGCCACCTGCACCGCTGCCTGTGCGAGGAGTGCGATACCTGCTGCTGACATCAGGATCCCTGCTCCAAGAGCTACGATGCCCTTTGCATTGGCCGCCAGCGTCGCAAGCCCTCCGGATGCTGCCTGTGCCGGCGCTGTCACTTTTTCCGCCGCCGATCCGAACTTTCCGAGGACCCCCGGAAGTTTCCCGAACATTGACGAAATCGTTCCAATCGTTCCCAATATCGGCTTAATTGCCTTCTCTATCGGCCCGACTGCAAGCAGTCCCAGGAAAATCTTGTTGATCACTCCTCCTGCCGATCCGGACGATCCCTGTTTGATCCCGTCAATGATCTGCGTGAAGATCTGCTTTCCCATCTGCAGGAACTCCGGCAGGTGCTGGATGATGATATTGATCATCTGCGTGATCCCGCCCGCCAGAGCCTGCGTGATCTTCTGGAGGTTCCCGTTCTGCGTGAAAGCGTTCACTATCGTCTCGATCATCTGGATCGTAAACTCCGTCACCTCCGGCAGATGGTTCGCCATCCCAGTCACGAGGTACGTGATCGTGTCTGCCGCCGCCTGTGAGATCTCCGGCAGGTTGTCCCTGATTCCCTTGAAGAACGCTTCGATGACCTTTCCCGCAAGGGATACGATATCCGGGATCTTTTTCGTGACCGCCGTCACTACTTCTGCCCCGAGACTTCCGACTTCGCCTGCGACCTGCGAGATCTTGTCGGCTACCGACGCATCCCCGTTCATGATCTCTGTGATCCCGGACAGGGCATTTGTCGCCCACTGCACGGCCTCGCGTGCATACGGCGTCAGCTGCTGACCGAATGCAATGGACACGCCTTCCAGAGCTGACTTCATGATCGTGATATCGCCGTTTAAGTTGTCGAGCATTGTCGCGGCCTGATTTGCTGCAGAGCCGGCACCGTCCGAAGCATGGCCCATCGCCTTGTATAGTTCTTCGACCTTGTCTGTCGTTGTTGCCGTGATTGCGGAATATGCCGTCAAGCCCTGCTGCCCGAGGATCGTATTCAGGTAGGCGTTTTTTTGACTTTCCGGGAGCTTGTCCGTTGCCGCCTGCAGATCATCGATGACATCCGTCAGGTCTCTCGCATCACCGTTCGCGTCGTATGCTGACACGCCGAGCTTCTTCAGTGCTTTGCTCGCCGTACTTGTCGGAGCGTACAATCTCGTGAGGACTCGCCTCATGCTGTTGGCTGCCTCTGATCCCGTGACGTTCGCGTTTGCCAATCGCTCCAGCGTGACTATTGTCGTTGTCTGGTCCTGCGAAAATGACTTAGCGACCGACGAGGCATCGGAGAAAGCCTCTCCAAGTGATCCCACATCCGTTTTGACCTGTGTTGCTCCTAGGGCAATCATGTTCGCATACTTATTGGCGTTACTCATAGAATCACCGAAGCCCATGACAGCTCCGGTGACATAGGACGCAGAGTCTGCCATGTCGATCCCGCCTGCTGCCGCGAGATCCAGGACCGGCTTGATCGCAGATATCTGATCCTGCGCGGAAAGTCCAGCCTGCGCGAGGATGTTGAAGCCCTGTGCTGCTTCTACTGCAGAGAAGCTCGTCTCTGCTCCCATCTTCTTGGCCATCTTTTCGATATCCGGGATCTTATCTACCGTCGTACCCATGGACGCCGCGACCTGAGACATGGCGGAGTCGAAGTCTCCTGCCGTCTTGATCGCTGCTCCTGCTCCAGCCGTGATCGCCGTTCCAGTCGCCGCAACTGCCTGTGTGGCAATTCCCGCAACCTTCAGGCCGAAGCCAGCGACCTTCTGGGCCGCGCCGCTTGCCCCGTTTATCAGCTTCTGCGCTCCAGATACTGCACTCGCCAGGGAAGGATCCAGCTTTCCGGCAATTTTCACTATCAGACTGTCTTCATTTTTTGCCATTTGCCTGCTCCTCCGTTGCCCTTACTACCTCTGCTATGTCCTCCTCCCATCCCGGGAGATCTGAGATCCTCATGTCCCAGAAAAAACTTATGTCCGTAAAAGAAGCGAGGGACATGGAAATGCACAGTTTCCGTATCCCTCGCAAATCATTTACTGATGTTATGCCGTTACGACCGAAAGTATGCAGTCACCGCGTCGCATACCTTCACGCACTCCTTGCCAGGAAGCCCGTAGAAAAACTCTACAGGGAGTCTTGTTGCCCTTGCTGCGGTGATGAAGCACCACTGGCGGTCAAACTCCTGAAGCACCGCAAATGTTGCCTTTGATGCGGTCTTCCACTGCTGGTCAATCTCCGTGAGATCTCTTCCGGAAAATTCCTGGATCCCGGAGAGATCAATCTCCATGTAGTCCTTTCCCTCAAATGTGTACTTCTTTGACAGCTTAATGATCAGCTCGTTGTTCTCCGACTTGCTCTCCATGTCATCCTCCTTAGATATTCTTGCGGACCTCTGCAAGGAGGTCAGTTCCGTTCACGTTGAAGACGAAGTTCTCCTTGTCGAGCTCCACTTTCGTCTCTCCTGCTTCCTCTAGCTTCAGGTACGTGATCTCGTACGTGGTCTTGTTTTCGTTCTTTCCTCCCTGCGTTGCGTTCCCGAGCTCGACCTTTTTCGTCTTGCCACGGAAAACGAGGCGGCAGGCGGTCTCCTCGAGCGCACCGTTCGAGCGGTTCTCGACCTGTACAGATCCGCGAAGCATCAGCTCCGCATTCTTCTGGAACTCGAGAGTCTTGTAGAAGTCTCCGTAGATCACTGCCCACGGAAGCTCCAGCTCCATCGAATTGAAGAAGCCGAGGATCGGCGCCTCGATCTCTCCTGCGATGCCAGGCCCGGAGACTGTCTCCGTCATGGCCTCGAAGTTCGGCAGACCTACGTCTCCCGAGATGCCCCTTGCGACGTTGCCCTTGTCGTAGATGTTGAACGCGTGCAGCACCTGCGGGATGGCTAAAGAAGTGTTCATAGATTATGCCTCCTGTGATCCAAAGAGAGACTTGATCATGGATTCCAGATCGTACTCCATGTCGTTCTCGATTACTTTTGCCGGTACGTAAGGGCTCAGATACTGCTTGAACTTGATCTTGCCCGCCGTGATCTGATCGTCCGGATTGTCCTTCGCCCTGAACTCGATATGACCCGCCGCCAGGTGGTCCGGTACATATCCCGCGATTCGGATGTTCTCGCTGTCCACGATGGACTCGATCAGCTTGTAGGAAATGTTCCCGTCAAGCTGCGGGAAGTAGAGCGTCGCGAAGGAGTTGTTCTGCCAGGAGAACATTCTCCGGGCGTTGATCCAGTAGTCCTTTGCGTCGGTCTCTACCGGATATGCGCAGGTGTAGTCTCCCCAGATCCGGAAGGCGCCTGCCCAGCGATAAATGGTTCCTACTCCATGGCCCTCGATCTCCGTTGCCTCCTCGTTGTCGAGATGTACGGGAGTTCCGTCCTCGAGCACGGTTCCGGTCACCCAGGAGATGGTCCTGTTAGACGGTGATCTTGACGGCACGGACTCGTGGTCGATGTCGCAGGACTGCATTGCTGCTGCCAGGGCTGCGGAGTACGGGATCGGAGCCTTGTGGTCTCCAGACACCACCATGGGCCATACCGTGTACGCGTCGGAGTCCGTTGCTCCCTGCGCGTCCTTTCCGGTGCCGACCTCCGTGTAGGTCCTGGTGGACGAAGTGTCCATGTCGAGGAGTGCAAAGGCACGGAAGACGCCGTTGATCTTCTCTGCCTTCAACTGGAGGATCTTTGCGACGTTCGGCTTTCTGGACCAGTACGGCGCGAGGATCACGGACGGGGTCATGCCGGTCTTCGGATATACATCCGAGAGGACCTCGATGCCTGTGCGTTTCTTCGTCTCCGTGTCATAGCCTCCGATGATGGTATTCTCCGTGATAATGGAAGGATCCAGCTGCTTTCCGGATACCTTGAGCTCCGTAGCGGCAGACGCTACAGATCCCGCGAGGGTGATCACCAGCGTTCCGTCTGCGTTGAAGGAGAGGGTGTAGTCCTTATCCTTCGTAAGCGTTGCCGTGTCGTTCTTCACGACGAGACCGTCCTTCAGGACGCCTTCCTGCTCGATAGTTGCCTGCTTGCCGGATACCTTCACGGTTGTTTCTGCAAGCGTCTTGGTATGCAGATCCGGATCCAGCACATTCACGAAGATCACAGGGCCGGAGCCCTCCTTCGCGAAGTGCGCATAGATGGACGCGCAGATGGTGTAGTTCAGGAAGTCGTCGGAATATCCGAACGCCTCCACCGCCTCGTCGTATGTCGTGCAGAGGATCGGCGTATTGACCGACGCCGAAGGATCTGCGGCCATATTGACAGGCGCAGTGCCGAATACAACCACCGCACCGTTTGCAGCCTGCGTAGGCATCGGCATTGTGGTGGGTGACTCGGTAATCTTAATTCCGTGTTCGTTTGCCATTATTCATTCTCCTTTCATGAGCTTACATGAGCTCTTTTACGGCCTTCCTGTAAGCCTCTGCAACTGCTCCGGTCCCGGTTCTCAGAGAGTTTAAGGCGTCCATGGACTCCGCCGGTGTAACGAACAGGTTGCCGAAATACGGGTGCTCCTCAATCGTGGCCTTGATGGCATCCGGAAGCTCACCCACGTAGATGAGGCGGGCTCTGGCATGGATCTTTGCGATTGACGGTCCCATGTAAACCAGGCGGCTCTTTTCTGCCGGCTTTGCAGCCGTCTTTACCGTTTCTGCCGCCTTTTCTGTCTTAGATGTTGTCATCATTCACTCCTTCGTTCTGGATTTCCGTTGTGAAGCTCACGCCGCCGAAAAAGTACGGCCAGGTGTCCTCGTCCGGGAGCGCGCAGTCGATTGGCGCTGTCTTGCTCACGGACAAGCTGCCCAGCAAGAGCGTGTTCTGCTGCAGGTATGCTGTGAAGCGGTTTATCAGCAGAAGGATGTCCTTGTGGCCCTGATTATCCGGTGCGTTGTCATACGTGCACAAATACAGGTGCCATGTGACTTCCTTCGGCTCTGCTCTGTCGTCGCTGTAGATGCGCTCGATCCGGATGATGAAGTATGGTGCCAGTTCGGCTCCGTCTTCCTCCACGCCTTCTCCGTCCTGTAATTTGATCGGCAGCGCCTGCTCGTATCCCACGATTGTCGCTACGTCTCCTTTGATCGTTTTCAGGAGGATCTGGTCTCCGAAGATTGTGTCCTGGATCAGATCCTTCAGCTCTGTCTGCAGCAGCCCCAGCTCTTTCATTTCTTTCCTTTCGCCAGTGTCTTCGCGATTCGCTTATCCAGTTCTTCGTACAAATGCTTGTGTGCCGTTTCTATATTGTCGGGATAGAAGGCGGGCGCGTGTGCCATTCCTCTGAAGGTCGGTCCGATTGCCACCTCAATCGGGAGGCTGCTTCCTGTCGTTCTTGCGAAAATCGAGCCGTTTGCAATCCTGTTTTTCGGAATGAAGCCCTTGTTTCCGTATTTCCGGATCAGCTTTTTCCTGCCCCGTACGATTGTGACCGCCGCGCCTGTCCTCCATGATCCCTTGGAAATCTTGAAGTGAGATGTCGTAAAGGCTTTTGTTACCCTTCTCCCGCTTTTCTCTGTTCTGACGGAGTAGATGACCTCCGCCTGCAGGCGGGATGGCGACGCTCTCCGGATTGGCGCCGTGCCCGTGTTCTTCGCCGTGTAGCGGGCCTTCATATCTTCCTTCTCCCACTTCCGGAAATCTCTTGCGACCTTGTTGATGGTATTCGCTATGACCGAGTCCTGCTTACTTGACCGCAGCAGCGCGAGCTTCGCATTGAGTGCTGCGACCTGTGCCTTGTCATACTCGATTGTGATCCTCGGATCTGCCATCAGCCCTTTGTCCTTTCGATCTCCAGTGCGTAGAGCCCGTCCTCGTCGGTTGCCTTAGTGACCCTCGTCGGCACTCCGTCAAGGTTAAGCACCTTCCCGATGTCCGGGAGCGCTCCGTACTCTCTCGCCCGCACATATATCAGGCGGCGGTTGTTAAAGATGCCCTCAAAGTCCGTCGCGTCGAGCACCGCCTTGCTCCGGTCCTGCTGCTCGTAGTCGTCAATGACTACCGTCATCTTCCGGCCGTCTACAGTGTGGATCTCCCCGAACTCGTTCTGGTTCAGGAAGACGTTCTCCGCGTCGTGCCTCATGAGAGCCTTGAAGGGGCTCAAACGTTCCTCCTCGGCACGACTCCCGGGATGTCACGCCCGTACGCGTCTCTCGGCCCCGCATCCACAAGTCCGTCCTCTCCCGGTCTGCCCGCTGCTCTCTTTGCCTTCTTCCTGCTGTGCGTCTTTGCGGATTCCTCCAGGATCTGCGTTGCAGCCTCTACTGCCTCCTTCGCAGATCCCGCGTCAATCCACGCCCTGACCAGTCCCGCATCGTCCTCCGGAAGGCTTTCTCCGACCTTGTACGTATGGCAGCGGTACAGGATCGGCCTCAATGCGAGGATCATCCCAGGAGTTTCACGAGGGCGGTCCCGGCATCCGCATCGGCCGCCTCTACGGCATATCCGACTGCGTCATCTGCTCCGGTTGCCGCATCGATCCCGTCCGTGTCGGTATACTTGACACGCTGGCCTACGGTCAGGGCGACTGCTGCCTTCTTCGGGATCTCGAAGACGCCGGACACGACAAGCGCTCCGACCTCGTCCTTCTCAATGTCGCCACCGGCTACGCCGAGGACGGCTCCGATCAGCATGCAGGATCCTGCTGCGATTTTCGCTCCGGTCTCGTTCTTGTAGTCGATAGTGTCACCGTTCTGCCAATATGTTGCGATATTAGCCATTTCTTACTCCTTTCTGCAGGTTATGCCAGCTCAAGCGGAGACTTCACCGCAACGCCAGGGTTCTCGACCACGCCACGGAAATCCTGCACGCTGATGCCCCAGTCGAGATAGACGTCCCACACGAAGCCGAGGCGGCCCGCAACTTCCATCCTGCGGATCTGCGGTGTCTGCTGCCCGTTGAGGTAATCGACCTGGATTGCAGCCGCATCGTTCTTGTCTCCAAACATGAACCACGGCACAGCCTTTCCGGAGCCCACAAGAGAATTCAGCGTCGCATCCTCGACGACATCGATGGAGCTTGCGTACTGAAGCAGGGGGTTCTTCGTGCCGGCGTTGTCGATGGTCTCGGACTGGAAGAGCGTGTACATGTCGAACTTGTATCCGAGAGGCACTGCGATGACCGCAGGGCGGATCAGGATTGCGTCCCCGTCCTTCGTCTGATGGTTTCCGAGTGCAAGGATCATGGTCTCGACCGCGTCTCTGGTCACGCCGGTTCCGGTCTTGATCATGTTCTTGTGTGCGGTCCCGAAGAGCTTTGCTCCGTCGTAGATCGCCGGGTTGTTCACGAGGATCTGATAGACCTGCTTGTTCTGCGTCGTTCTGGACGCAGCTGCGGCCTGTCTGGGCAGGCGGGTGATCAGACCGATGTCGTCATCGATAAAGGCCTGTCTGGACAGCGTGAACTGTCTGCCGTAGGTCTCGAGCTTTCTGTTCGGCAGCTTCTCGTCGGACGGTGTCGTCGCCTTCAGTTCTCCGTTCTCGCCTACCTTCAGGAACTCTCCGAAGGATCCTGCGACATAGCGGTTCGGGCTCGACTTGAAGTCTGTCAAGGTGCCGGTTGCCACGAAATGGTCGAACGTGACGGGAGCGGTACGCCAGCCGTCTACGTAAGACTTTTCAATGGTCTGATCCAAGATCGCCGGGAAGGCAGCCTCCGGAGTCAGATAGGAGCGGGAGCAGAGTTCATCGAAGAGATTGGACGCGTCCATCATGAAATAGTCGCGTCTGCCGCTGTTGTCGTCGGAGAGGCATCTCGCGGCGATCTGTCTGAGGGATGCTCCGCGGAAATCCTCGGCTCCCTGTGCAGGATGCTCAATGTGTACGCCTGCCCGCATCATGATTGCGTCAGATGCAGCGGCAGCCCGTCTCTCTGCACCGGTCTGGCCGACCTGCACGTTCAGCGGCTGATGCGTTGCCATCATGCCGTCAAGCACTGCGGCGCGGACCTGGTCCATGGACATGCCCTGATTAACGTAGGTTCTGGCCGTCTGGTCATCCACGCCCAGGGATCTGCACAGCGACGTGATGTCGTTGATGCGCTGGCGCTCTGCCATGATCGCTGCGTTGTCTGCAGATCTCTCCGGGTTCTCTGTCCCTGCAGGTGCCGGAGTCGGAGTCTGTGCCGGTACGGTCTGACTCCTCTCTGCCTGCTGCGGATCTGCGGACGCAGGTACAGCCTGCGACGCTTCCGGCTGTGCACCGGCACTGCGGTGTGCCAGGATCTCGTCGATCTGGCGCTGCAGTTCGTCGTACCGCGCGGACTCCTCGTCTGTGAGAGATCTGTTTTCGGCTCTCGCAGTTGTGATGAGGGACCGCTGCTGTTCTAACAGTTCCTGTAAGTTCATCTGTCTTCCTCCTTATTGGGAAATTTTGTTATATGAGCTACTTGCCGAGGACTCCGAGAGCCTTTGCAAGATTCTCATTAAGCTGTAGCTGCCTGGCGTAGAGATCAAGCGGATCCATCCCCGCCGCTCTTCCTACGCCGACACTGTCATCTGCAGGGACCGGCACGATGCTGATCTCGTACGGCGTCCACCGTGTGGCCACCCTTCCAGGGCCTGCAAATCGTCCGTCTGCCGACTTTTTGCCTACGGCTATGTCTTCGTACAGGTCAATCGAATACCCCACGGAAACGCCCTTCAGGGTGCCGCTTTCGACCTTCTTTCTTACCTTCTCGGACGTCTCGTCATCGTCGAACTGCACGATGGCTTTCCCTCTGTGGTCTTCGATCCATACCTTCGTGATCTTGCCGATCACGTCGTCTACCGACTGTGTGCGATGCCCGAATAGCAAGACACCCATGTTCTCGAGGCGTGTCAGATCGACGCACCCGTCTCCATGGTCTAGATACTCGAGTCCGTACCACCGCTCCACCGGCTCCTCCGAGGAGAATGAGATCTCGAAGCTCCTGTCTCCTTCTTCCATCGCGCGGAAGCCCGCATCCAGGCTTCGTGTTGCCTTATAGCTTGTTGGCTGTGCCATTCTGCTGCGCCCCCTGTCCGTCTGTTCCTATTCCGTCCTTGCCGTATACGATCTGCGAGAGGTTGACGCCTTTCGACTCGGCGTACTTCTGTGCTTCTGCAATCTCGTTGATCACCTGCTTCCAGTCCCGGCCGGCTTCCGCGCATTGCTGCTGCCATGTCTTCTGCCCTGTCTGGAGGGCCGTCTTCGTCGCCGTGGTTTCCTTTGCCGGATCGATCCACGGCTTCGCGTCCATCACCCACTCGTGTGCCAGATAGTCGTCCAGGTTTGCCCAGAAGTCCGGCACCTGTATATAGCCGGCCAGCCAGCACGAGATCACGAAGGACTCATAGACCTCGTCCAGAAAGCTGTTTATCAGGCCTTCCCGCTCTTCTCCGTAGGTCAGGTCATCCTCAACGGTTGCCTGCCGTGCAGACGAGTAGTTGGTCTCGCCCATGTCTCTCGCGGTCGCTTCGTAGGACAGGCCCTGCCCTGCTGCCACCATGCGCATCTGGACCTTCACGAACGCCGTGGCATCTGTCCCGGTCGAGCTCGGCTCCAGGAACTGTGCTTCATCGCCCGGGTTCATCTCCATGATCATGCCTGGAACGATCCGCTTCCCCTGGTACATGATCTGCTCCGGCTGTGCTCCGTCGCGGTTTCTCGTCCCGTAGGTTCCGGTTGCCGGGTTCGTCTTCTTGATGAAGACTGCCAGGGACGCTGCGATCTTCTCCTTCACCGTCTCGGCATTCATGTACTCGCTGATGTCCTTCACCCTCGTGATGACCGGTGCCATGTCCGAGATCTCGCGGATCTGACTCGGCCGTGTCTTCGTGAAGTAGAAGATCACGTCCTTTGCCTCCACGTAGACTGACGGGAGCTGTCCGAATCCGTCCGGCGATACCTGCCTGATCCAGTATCCCTGCGGCCGGTTGTACGCATTGACCTCGACGCCTCCGATCACGCGGTTTCCCTGCGTGTGCGGTGACATCTGGCCGATGTCGAGGTCGTCCACCTCCATGCACTGCAGCTGCAGCGGCAGGAAGCCGTTCTTCGTGTACCGTTTGAGGACCAGAATCCCGCCGTCCACGACCTTCCGCTGAACGAGCATCTTCAGCATCTGCGACAGGCTCTGCGTACCCGTAACGTCGCAGTTTCTGGCCTTCGTCCACCGCTTCCAGAGCTTCATGATCTGGTTCGCAAGCTCCTGATCCTCCACTGTGCAGCGCACGTGGATTCCGGATCCCTGCACGTTCCGCCTGTAGGCCTTTATGATCGAGTTCTCGACGTCCGAGTTTCGTTCCAGGTCTCTTGCTCTTGCCCGGACGATGTCTCTGTCCGGCGCGTTCTCCATCTCCGCAGGATCGTTGTGCACGGTCCACTGCGACTGCAGTCTGCCTGATGCTGCCGCATCATAGTGTGACCGCTCCTCGATCAGGCCTCTGTAGTACTGGCGCTCCGCTCCGGCTCTCGGAGAGATCGCCGTAATGATTTTGTCCAGTATGTTCAAGCGATCACCTCCTGTTGTCGTATCCGAAGTCTGCGGCGAAGGTCCCGGAGAACAGAGGCGACGCCTCCGCGTCCTCCAGCTTCTGCTCGATCTTGTCCCGCTCCGAGATCAGCGTCCCAAGATCTGCCCTGGTCAGCGACCGGCTTCCGATCTTGTAGCTCTGTCCTCCTGCGAGGATTGCGTAAATGGCATCGTTCAGCGCCTTCAGCTGTGCCTGCGGCGAGTCGTACTGTCGCGTTACTTCCGTTGTCTCACTTGTAAGGTCCACTCCTGACGTCTCTCCCACAGTCGAGGCGTCGTCCGTTGTCTCTCCGAGCATCTTTCGTCTCGTTCTGTCTGTCATACCGTCACCATCCCTGTATATCATTGTCTGAGATCCACTGCTCTTCCGGATATTGCTGTGCCGGAGCCGGCTGTGTGCTCTGCGGCTTTGCAGGCTGCTTCGCCGCCTTCTCCTCCTGCTCTTCCAGATGCAGACGTCTCACTCCCATCATGTCTGCGGCCGCGAAGGCGTACACCTCGGCATCCAGAAAATGGTTGTCTCCGTGTGATATCTTCTGCACCCACCTCTGGACTGTCCGTCCTCCTCGTCTCACGCTGACCTTGTGTTCTGCCGTGACCTGTTCCGCATACTCCATGTCGCAGCCCTTGTACACCATCCAGCTCCCGGTCCCGTTCTTCCGGTGCATTCTGGCCGCTATCGAGTCCTTGTACTTGCCCGGATCCACGATCACGAGCTGTGATCCGTACGCCTTCGATGTGGTCATGTTCACCTTCGAGATCTTGAAGTTCGAGATCATGTCCTTTGACGAGCCCTTGACCGGGAGGCACCAGTCTTCCCTCCCTACGCAGAACTCATACACGTCGTCGGTCTGGTCGCCTGAGTCGATCAGACACAGGTCCACGAGCATCTGCTCTCCGCTCGCTTTCGCGTAATACCTGCACATGATGTCTTCGATGTCCTGGAATGACAGAACCTGTCCGTGGTACACGTTCTGGCTTGTGAGATAGTCGCCCCAGG